GTTATAACCGAATCTTTGAAACATATAATTAGTTGCATATGGTCCAAGACCACCACCTTTAAAAGCTCTGACTGTAAATGGGTCTGTTGCTTCTGGTGTTTCAGGATCTGCATCTGGATCTTCATCTCCGTCAGGATCTGCATCTGTACCTTCATCATCACCAGTAATAGATGACACTTGTGAATCCGAATCATTATCAAAAGCATCTAATTGAAATGAAGGATCTATTCCTAATCCATCATCAAATTGACCTTGACCTTGTAATTTATCTAAAACAAGATTTAAACCACCTACTCCAGTCGCAGTAGGATACATTTCATCTATAGAAATAAAATCACCATCTACTGTTCCACCACCTGCTAATGCTGTGAAAAAATTACCATCTTTAATCATTTGCAATGTGTCTCTTTGCTGTGACTTTACAAAAGGCTCTAAACCTTGTGATTCTGCTTGATTAAAAAATGGTTCTAAATTAAAACGATTAGATGGTGGACTTGATAAAACAAAATTTTGATTATCATCAAAACCAAAAGCTGCACCAAGATCATATGGCACATTAGTCCCAATAGATTCGAAAAAACTATCAGTCGCATCAGGTTGACCTGTAACAACTTTTCCTTCAGAATCTAAACTTGTTCCACTGGCAACATAACCTTGAAATGTTTTATCTAAAACTGGTGAGGTGTAAGTTTTTGGATCGTCTTTTGCAACTAACTGACCTTCGCCACCAAGATCTAATTGTGTAGGATCTCTTGTAATATTTGTTGCACCAACAGGAATGCCTGAACCAGTTCCACTAACATCTACATATGTTCTGCCTTCGTAAGTATAAAAAAGATCGTTATCAGATTTATCATCTTTTGCTAATTCTTTTGCATAGGCTAATGCTTCAGATGGAGATTGACCTAATGCACCAGAATAATCATATCTGCTCGGATCTTGAAATTCTTCTGAAATATTAAACCTAAAATAATCATCTTCACCTTCGTATAATCCTGACACAGGAACTAAACCAGATAAACCAGAAATTTCTCTAAAATCTTGACCTGTTTGTGCAGCCACTAAATTAGCATTTCTTATAGCACCAGATGGAGCGATACCCTCAAATTCACCTTTTCCAAAATTGTATGTATAAGATTGTCCTGTGTCAGGATCTGAAAAAGTTACTCTGTTTAATTGTTTTCTATCAGTATTAAGACCACTATCTTCAGCACTTTGGCGGATTATATCAGAAAAAGTTTCATATTCTTCACCTTGTTCTGCTGAACCAAGTGAACTAAAAACTTGTGTAGGCAATGGTTGTGGACTGCCATGTGGACCTAAATCTTCAGCAACTGGTTCTGGTACATTCGGATCCATAGCATTTGTAGATGTATTTTGATCAATAGAACTTAATGCACCTGTGCCAGTTCCCATGTCTAATGGATCTTGTTGTTGAGTTTCCACATTTTGCATTGCTTGACGAAACTGGTCAGCAGTAATTTCACCTGCTTGCAATTGGTTAATAAAAGGCACCATATCATTAGTAAAATGTGCAAAATTATGTGGCATTATCTTCTCCCTGTTTGTTGAAGAAATGCAAGTAAATTACCTAAAGCACCAAAGTTTCTATCTTTAGCTTGCTTGTCTTGCATCATTTTTTGCATCATCATCTGTTGCATTCTAGGATCTGCTCCTTGTTGCATAGGTGGTTGCATACCTCCAAATTGACTTGGGTCAACTGGACTTAAAGCTAATACATCACTTATTCGCATTTTTCATAGCTTCCATTTGTATCTTTGCTGCTGTCTTTTCTCTCTCTAGTTTTAGATCAGCTTCTAACTTTGCAATTTTAGCTTGAAGATCTGCTTGTGCTTTGGCAGCATCGATTTGCATATCTTGTCTTGCTTCAAGTTGCTTAATCTTGATATCCGATGCAGCTTTTGCTTGGTCTGCTTGTATTTCAGATTGTGTTCTGGCTTTAAGTGCTTGAGCTTCGAGTTGTGCAAGTTGTTGGGCATATTGTAAAGGATTTTGTTGTTGTTGTCTTTGTTGGGCATTTCTAAATGCTTCAATTTGTTGCATTTGAGGTGCTTGTCGGACAACTTGTGCTGCCCTCTGGCTTATCAATCTATCTAAATCAGGACTGATATCTTTGCCTTCATATTTAGGATCTTTGAAATCTGGTACATCAGGCATTGGTATTTTAATGCTTGCTTCCATTCTATTTCTATACAATAAGGCAATATGCTCTGCTATGTGAGCAACAATTAGTGGTTGCGATCTTTTTAATGCTGGATTTGCAGCTAACGATGGATCTTGTAAAAACTGCATGTGAACAGCAATATGAGATTCATGATCTTGTTCGACAAATGCTTTTATTGGTTTGCCATATAACACTGACATATTTTCATCTATCGGATCCATTCTTTTAGCTTCTTTAGGTTCTTTTAGAATTTCTTCTATGTTTGGAATTCTTATGGCTTCATACATACGTTTATATGCAGCATGCAAATCATGCAATTGTGGAGCTGATTGTGCCATTTGTAAAATGGCTTGAGCTTGAGCAATACGTTGCGTGCTAGAAAAAATGTTTGGATCGCTGACTGGTATGATGTCAACTCTGCCATCAAAATCAGCTGCGAAGATTTCAGAACTTGCTCCTGCTAAAGCAAATTGAAAAGATTCAGTTAAATTTTCAGCATACAACTTAGCAAGTAATTTAAACTCTTGACCTTGTGAATAATGTAATCTTTTATGAATTGCAGAAAACGCTTTTGAGCCTTGTTCAATCAAGGCAACTGTAGAGCCGACTGGTGCATTCGGATTAACGTCACCAACATTTAGATCAGCAGTATTTGCAAATCTTTTACCTGCATCAACAATAAATCCTAATAAATTAAACAAAGATCCACTAGGCTCTTTAAATGGCAAAGGCATGATCGCTTTATTAACATCGTCAACAGTTGCGTCTAAATCAACAAACTCTCCAGGATTGACTTGCATTTCGCCACCAGAGACTCTTCCTCTTAATTTAAATCCACCTTGCATATTGCTAAATGCAGCAGAGTCTAGCAATGCTCTTAATGAACCAGTTGCAGCTTTGCCTAATCCACCAATAACATGATAAAGACCGAAACCATAAAATCCTAATCCTGGAAGAAACTTGTAACTGACAAACCAATCTCTTTTAAGTTTCTTTTCATCTTCTTCATTCCAGTTCCTGCGAATGCTGACAATAGTATCGTTGTCATAATCTATTGTTATAACATAAGGCAATCCAACTTCTGATTCTTCTTCATCAAAGTAATCATAAACATGCATTTCTAATAAAGTAATCATATGATCTTCAGATTCATCTAAATCTTGATCAACACCTTCAATCTGTCCTACAGTATTGCCAGAAGGATCTATATCACTGCCTTGGTCTGAAGTTGGTAAATAATAACCAGATTCAACATATCTTTCATAATCATTTTTAGGCATACGAATGACATGAGTATATCTGATTGATGTATGCAAGTCTTTGCTTTCTGGCGAAACAACAAAGTCTTCTGCTTTTACAAACTGAGAACATTGTCTATCTAAATTGACATCCCACCAAATCTTTTTAAAAGTATGCCCAACTAATGGAAGATGGAATAACATTTGATCAAGTTCAGGAAAATATTCTGGCATTTCCTGAGTAATCTGATAATTCATAAAGTCTTTTACTCTGCGAGCTTGATCTTCTGATTCTTCTGTTGGCTCACCAACAATAACAGTTTTCACTGGTCCACCAGACGGATACAATTCAGCAATAGCTCTAGCATTAAATTGAGTTGCAGCTTCTGCGATTAAAGGATGAACAACAACACTTAGACCTCTTGTTGCTCTCTCATCTTCACCTTCATCAAGTCCACCATCGGCATCTAAAGTTTCTAAACCTTTTTTATATTTTTCTTCCCATTCAGATCTAGCTTCTCTGTCAGTTTCATAAGCTTTAATTAATTCTGAAGCTTTTCTATTTAATTCTTTTTCATCTATTTGTTCAGCTAAATTTTCATCAAAAGAACTTTCAGCTTCTTCAACAATATCAAGTTCTGGGTCACCTATCAATACATCATCACCTACTTCTTCAACTTTTAAATCATCTGGTGGTGATCCTTCGGCAAAAGGTATTTCAACCATATAATGTCATCCTTGTTTTCGTTTCATGATCTTCTTCATAATCGTCTTGCGAGTGTGTTACAAAGAATCCTTTTCGCAATCTTAACCATGCTTGCGTACATGTATCAACTATATCATCATTATCACCTGCTGGGAATGCTGCACAGATGTCAATTAAATCTTTACTCCATTTTTTGTCATAAGGAAAGTAAATTCTTCCATCTTCTAATAAAGCAGATGATGCATGAGCACGAGCTTCTTTGTCTCTGTCAGGCATATACTCAAGAACTGGGATGCCAGATATACGCAAATCTTGCAGTAAACTTTGGCCAGAAGCTTTCTTTTCTATTAATACAGCATCAGGCTCATAATCTTCATAAGCTTCTTTTGCAAGCCTTCTTAATTCTGGATATGTCACTCTGTCATACCACATTTCTAAAACCAACAAATTGATTTGACCATTGTGTCTAAAAGCTCCCCAAGTTGTCCTAGCTGAATACGAAGTTTTTTCTTTCGTACTAAAAGCTGTATCATAAGATTGTAATACATATTCGATCTCTGGTAAATAATTTTTTTCCCA